GGCTGGTAGCTCGAACCGGATCGCCCAGCAAAAACGTGCCCTGGCGGCCGTTGAGTTTGTAGAGAAAAGCTTCCCAGTCGCCGGAGTCGGCGTTTGACAAAACCGGCAGGGATACATCCGCAGCCCACATCTGGCCCTGATGCTCCTGGATCTGGCCGTCAAAAGTAAAGGGCGAGCGCGAATCCGCCACGGCCGATTGCGGCCGGACGGTAATTTCCCGAAACCCCGGCGACGAGGGCAGGCTGAGCGGATAAGTAATCGTCATTTTTTATCGCCTTAGATAATCCGACGTTCTGCGAAAACGGTCTGACACCGCTGCCACGGCCCGGCGCTCGACTGTGCCGTTGACCTGACGGATCATTGCTTCCAGACGAGCAAGACCTTCCTTGTCAGCCCCGCGCGCGTCAATGTAGTATGTGTCACTTCCGTTTTTTCCAGAGCCTTTAAGCTCCACCGGGATTTCCCTGCCCCGCGATAGCGGAACGGCAGCTTCCGGCCCGGCTTCCCCGAAGATTGCCGGGCGGTTGGTAACACCGCCTTCGGCAAACAAGCCGCCGCCAGCGGCCATATTCATGGCTCCGAGCTTTAATCCGCCTGGCCCGATTGGAAGGCCGGAAACAAAACTTCCTGCCAGCGAACTAATCGCGTTGCCCGCCGTGTTCTCGAACAGCGTAGAGCTCATCGATTTAACAAGCTGATAGAGAACGTCTCTGGCTTCACCACCGCGCATAATTATATCTGCCAACGCGGTCGAGGCGTTTTTGCCAAGATCGTCCCAGGCAAATGTCTGGGCTTCAATCGCTCTGGTAGACTCGCTAACCATGTCGCCGGTCGAGGCCAGCGCGTCGTTATATTCTTTCTGATAGGCAGCCACGTTTGCCGCGGCCTCGGCGGCGTAGTCCATTACCTCGGACTGATTTTGAACAGCAGCGGTAGTTTCGGTCTGAACTTCGGTTGTGGTTTTAAAGAAATTTTCCGCCTTGTCCAGATCGTTCATCATTCCGCGAAGGTCGGATTCAAAAGCCCGGACGTTTGCCACAGCCTGACGGCGGGAATCAACCTGATCGAGACTGACCGGGCCGCGGCCCTGCCGGCGGCGAATCTGGTTGCCCAGAAAATTGCCGGTCTGCCGGCTCATGCCGACAAAGCCGTCGGAAAAACTGTTAATTCCTTTTGCGATGCTGCCGGTCAGCAATGCCATTTTTGCCAGAAGCTCGCCGATGTTGCGAACTGCATCCGCAAGCTCCGGATCTTTGGCCAGTTCGGCAAATTCATTAAAATCGCCTAAAAAGCCGTCAAGAAGACCAGCCGTAAAATTAACCTTGATTATTTTTCCAAGAATATTGAGATTGTCGCCGGCCTGCTCCGAATTCCTGATTATGTCCTCTTCCAGAATAAACCCGAGCTGCGATGCCTGCTGCGTGTAGCGAAGAATTCCGTCCCGGCCCTGATCCAGCAGGTTGACAAGCTTCGGCCCGGCATCTTCGCCGAATGCCAGAGAAATCGTTGCCGCCTTTTCGCTTACCGTGCCGATTTTCTGAACCGCGTCCGCAGTCTGCAAAAAAGCGTCTTCAATGGAAAGCTGGCCGTTTTTTACAGCCTCTACATTCACTCCAAGCTTTTTAAAAGTGTCCGCATAGGATTTGTTGCCGTCGATTGCCAGCCCGATCCGGCGGTTGAAACGCTGCAGGCCGTCATCCAGCAGGCGCTGCTCTACGCCCGATTGCTCGGCGGCGAAACGGTAGGCCTGCAGCGCATCGGTTCCAACGCCAAGCCGGTCGGCAGTCTTGCCGATTGCGTCAGCGTATTCGATAGACTGCTTTATCAGGTACCCCATTCCGGCGGAACCGGCCAGCGTGGCGATTGCGCTCTGAAAATTCAAATGACTCTTGATCGAGCGCATTACCGTGCGGTTGACCTTTAACCAGCTTTTTTGAACTGTTGCCAGTGACCTGTTCATCCGGGCCGAACCGGACTTGACGGCTGTGGACGCCTTGCCCATATCGCGCTGAAACGAGGCGATATTAGTGTCCAGATTTACGAATAAAGAACCGATTGTCGCCATTTAGATTTTTTTACCTTTCACCGCGTTTTTCATTTTTTCCACGCCGGAGCGGGCCCGGCTGTCAAGTTCGGCGCGTTGCTGCGCTTCCTGCATTTCTTTAGACTGGAGCCGGTAAAGCGCGATCCACTCGCTCAGCTCCTGCGAATCCGCCTCCGCCAGCAGCCGGGCTTTCGTCATGCCAAGGTCTTTGGCAAGCATTAGCACGAACCTCTGCCAGGGGCGGCTTTCTAGTTTTTTTCAAGTGTCTCGATGTCGGCGGCGTTCAGGGAGTTGAGCCGCTGGGCGGTTTCAAAAATCCGGTCGAGAGCGGCGGCGGATTTACGGCCCAAAGCTTCGACGTCTTTAAAACTGAAAAGATTGTTACCGGCTTCGTCTACAACGGTTAAAACCGCCAGATAAGCACGGACGTTTTGCGGATCTGCAGCGTTTTTCATGCACCACAATTCCCATTGATCGCGCTCGGCGCCGGACATGATCCGCACGTAAACGTCTCCGCCCCACTCAGGCACTTTGACACGTTCCGCCGCTCTGTCTTCAGCGGCTAAAATTTTATCTTTTGTGAGAACCTCGCCCATTATCAGGACTCGCTTCTGGAGAGCGTGCCGGCGGATACAACTGAAAGAGAGTAACCCACCAGTTCGCCGATGCTGTTTTGAACGGGCGAATAGGACTGGATCAGGCCGGTGCCGGAATAAGAAGGATTGGAAGCCGAAACCGCGTCGCTTGTCGGTCTGAATGCGACAGTGACCGTGGTTCCGACAAGAGCAAAAAGAATATCATCGACGGCGCTGTCGGCGAAATCGTTCAGGCCGCTGATTTCCATGCTCCAGTTTTTGAGCCCGCCCTTGTTGGATCGGGTATCGTCTCCGAATACGGTGTCGTCCTGGGTTTCAGCTTCATAGCTTAAACTGAGCTGGTTGGAATCCGAGGAGATGTCGTTGGAATCGACGCTGATGTAGGCGTCGGTCAGAACCTTGGTTGCCATTTGATTTTCTCCGGTAAGTTTGAGGGTGTTTAAAGAATTGCGAGCGCAGCGACAAAGTCGAAGTCAGGAGAAGCACCGCCAAGCGTGGCGACAACGCGCCACCAGTCGTCGGTGATTGCTCCTGAAACGCTTTTCCACTGACCGCCCACCGAACTGGTGACCTGATCGAAAGTTATTCTGGTGCTTTCCGAGCCGGTAAAATCGTCGGCGGCATCGGATTCTACAGTCACGTCAAGAGTGCCTGTGCCGTTGACCCCGGTAACGTGGAGCCCGGCGTACATTTTCTGCGCAGCCGTGACTGCGCCAACCTGGCGGGCGGTGCCGTTTTGCGTAGTAGTGACGTCGCTGTCGTTTTCCATGAGGGTGCCGCGCACCAGATTGTCACGGGCGGCGGCGTCAAGTGAAAACGGCAAAAGCTCGCCCAGCTCTCCGTCAATATTGTAGGTTGAAAGCAATGATTGCAGCATGTAGACCGCGCTGCCCTCGGTGGAAGCCGAACCAAAAGTAATCAGCTTGCCTGAGCCGCCGATATTGTTGAAAATCGGCTTGTCCTGGGTGGAATTCCAGAATCCCTGCAGACTGAAAGCGCTGATCTTCAGGCCGCCCTTGTTCGAGCGGGTGTCGTCCCCGAGCACCGTATCGTCCTTTGCTTCCGCCTCGTGGGACAGACCGAGCGAGTTGATCTGGGTGCTGAGGTCATAGCCGTCAAACCAGACTTTCTGGTTCTTTAAAATTGTCGTGCTCATTTTATCAGGATTCCTCGTACCAGATGATGAAATCGAAGCTCAGGCGGTAAAGCAGGGCCTTGTCGTCCCACTCATGCCGCTCGCTCTGGATCATGATGTCATTGATCAGCGTGCCGTCCAGCGTGCCGGTGTATCGCTGAAAAGCGGCCCGGAGCTGATCGGCAATTTCAAGAGCCTGATTGTCGGCTCCGAAGTTTTCGGCCCAGACGTCAAACTGGAGCCGTGCGCGTACGTCTCCGGTATCCTCGCCGAAAACGCTGGTGCGCGGCGCGGAAATAACCTGAAAAGTAACCGCCGGAAGAGTGACGTTATCGGGCATTTTGACCGGGTAGCACCGGCCGGAAATAAGATCGCTTAAACCTGAGTGCGCCTGGGCCCGCGCGTATATTGCGCCGGAAATCGACATTAACGCAGCCTAAGTTTGCCGCCGCGGCGCTTCTTGGCAAGACCGCTGCCCTTAAACGAACCGGCCAGCTTTTCGGCGGCTTTTTCAATCTGCAGGCCAAGTTCTTTGCCGATTGCATTAATGGCTTCCTGCGATTTCGCATCGACCGCCGGGCGCATAAAAGGCTGGGCTGGCATTTGGCCGGTAAAGCGTCCGTTTTTCTGACGGCGCGGACCTGTGCCGAATTCTACCAGATGAGCATGATTGCCGGGCGGCACCTTGACGCTGACAACCAGAAGGCCCAGACCGTGCCTCGATTGCAGTTTTTTAGGCGTCTTGCGCACAGCAATCGCGTCTCTAAGATCGCCTTCATCAACCGGCGCATTTTGCTTTGCCTGATCGGCAATAATTTTGCCGCCTTTACGCAAAGCCGCAACCTGAACTTTTTCGCTGATCTGATCGGGCATGGCGCGAAGAACCTTTTGCAACTCATCTGCGCCGGCGATGCTGTAATCAAAAGTTCCGACCATTTTTAATCCACCTGCGCGGCTGTTATCAGTTCCATCGCCTCGTTTCTGCCGAGCTCTACGATCTGCTCGATGCGGTAGTAGCTGCCGCCGTAATTGACCCGCATCGCCCGGGTAACCCCGGAAAGATGGCGAATTTTAAATTTTGTTATTACTTCAGAATTGACCTGCCTGGCGGCAAAGAACTCCTGCCCGCGTAAATCCTGCTTTTGCGCCCAGACGGTGGCGAAGGTGGACCAGCTATCCACCGCTTCGCCGCTGGAATTGCGGGTCGGCGTGCTTTGCTCGATCGTGATTTTCCTGTCCAGTCGGCCGATGTGCATTTAAAACCTGAGAACCCGGAGAGGGGCCAGTAGTGACTGCACCGCAAAGGGCAGTTCCGAGAAATTCGCGTTCATTGCTACCTGCTGGCGATTTTCATACCAGTGCCCGATTGTAAGCAGTCCGGCCTGCCGGATTGCTTCCGGAACGTCGGAAGCAGAATCGCCGTAGCCGGCTGTGAAAGTAATAGTCACCGCCTTGCGCTGATCGCGCAGGGAAGGCCAGCTTACGTTGTAATCAGGATAAATCAGAGCCTGATCGCGGTCGTTGTCCAGCACCCAGTTGGAAGCGTTCCAGGTCTGGGTGTCGCCGTCGGTATCCACGTACTGAATGCTTGTCACTGACTGGCACGGCGGCAGCGGCACAAGAAGCGCGTCTTCGTCGCTGGCAGGAAAATCGTCAAGCGTCCACTGCCAGGTCTGGGTTATCAGTGCGCGCCCTAGCACGCCGTCGCGGCCGTCAATATGCGATTCAAACGCATCGATTAGGGAACCGATCAGGGTGTCCTCATCGTCTGAGGTAACCCGCAGATGCGTTTTTACCTCGGCAAGCGAAA